GCGATCTGCGGCAGGCTGGCAACGATGACTACGGCAAGGCAGTCACCTTGATCTGCACGGCGTACCTCCAGCGGACCGACATTGGTGCTGCCGTCAATGAGGCCGTGGCCGTCACCTACACCTTGCGCCTGTCCGGGGATTTCGTGATGGGATATCAGTTCGCGCTGCAGCCTGTGGAGCCCGGTGAGTAGCGGGTCTTGATTGTCGCGGCTCGTAGGAGTACC